ACAGGGGCTAGCCGTTTAGCGGCTGACCGGCTAAGACCGACTGCATCCCGCAGCCGACGTTCTACAGACCGCAGGGATGCGGGCTGGATACACTTAGCACCGTGCATGGCGTATAGCTGCTTTGCACGGCTAGCAAACATATCGATAATGGCTTCAGCCATAGATGCATCTGCAACCATGCCGATACCTTCGCTCATGGCTTCGTAATAGGCTTCCATGCCTTCATGGATGAGATCCGATTCTGCCATCTTGAATAACTCAGCGGCGTACTCTTCTGGGCTTTGCTCTGGCATCGGCTCAGGCATCATCTCTTCATCGTCTTCCATCTCACCCATGCCGTAATACTCCTCCAAAGACTTGACGCTGTTACGGAACTCAGCAGGTGTAGGGGTAATTGATGCCTCAGCGATAGGCCACCGAATGATTTCGGAAGCACCGCCCATGGTTTTGCGCTCAACCATGTGAGCCGCAGCACCAGACGAAAAGCCCATCTTGCCTTGCTTGCAAAGTTTGGCAACCATCTTGCCGTACTCATCAGCCAAGTCTAACTGAGCCTCATACCAAAGCCCCTCAGAATCCATCTTGATGAAGCCTGTACCGATGGACTTCTTACCTACAGCCTGATCCATACCGTGGTGATAGTAGACGTTTAGCGGTACGCGCTTGCCCTCTTCCATCGGAAAGCCGTAGTCGGTTGACTTCGTGAAGTAGTCACCCTCAAGGTCGGTTGCCTTAGTATCGCCAAAGCGCACAAGGTATCCCTTGACATGACCTAAGCGGTCAGACTTGATTCCGTCAACAAAGCTTGTCAGCACGTCCATGGCGTAAGTATCCCACACACCCTATATAAGCTCACGTAGAGGTCGTACACGGGTATTAGGCCCCCAGTCTTGGTTAGGTACTACCTGCACAAAATCAGCAAGCGGCTTGCCTTCCATGTACATTGCGTATCTTTGAGGCCCCATGATGGCGACCTTGTCAGCATCCGACAAGCCAGCGAGTATGCGCTCAGGTGTTGCTACCGGAGGTCTGGTATCAGGGATAGAACTGTCCCCGGTAATCTCCGCCCATGACATGGTAACCGGCACAAGAACGCAGCGACAATTTACGTGACTAGGCATGATTTCATCTGTCGCATATAGTGTCCCAGACAATGCCAGACAGGCTAAACACACCCTGCTGTCCTGCGTGGCTTGCCGTCGGTATCCTTGTACCGCAGGGTTCTGCGTATAGAGTTGCCTTTGCGCTTCACGGGCTGACCGAATCATCTCTGTACGGGCTATTGTCTCCGCACGTTGCCTACCGATATCAGCTGCACGTCTTACACGTCGTGCTACTGTCCGTGGCCCTTCGCCTAGGCTGATGCCCTGTACAAGTGCCATCTGCATAGCATCGGTTGTTACCTGCGGAATGGTTTCAAATAGGACACCCAGAGGGCTTCCATCACCCGCCATGCCGACAAAGGCTTGGAGCTGTTCGTCTGGCAAGGCTGTCCATGAACTGCCGAGTGAGACGTTAGCCGGTTTACGACCTGCCGCCGCTTCAACCAAGCGTCCGCTCGTCTCATTCGCAAGGATTGCCGATTCGAGTTGTCCATCTGCTGTAATCGTTGCTCCTTCTACCGCAAAGGCTTGCAAGTTACGACCAAGTTCCTCGATGTTGTCTATGATCCGCTGACGCATCCAAAGGATAGTTTGGCTTGGGTCTTCCCCGTTTGCCTCACGCTCTGCGATGCGTTCCTCTAGTGCTTCAAGTTCTGCAATAGATGCAGCGGTAGCGGCTTTGTACGCTCTCTGCATCCGGCTTATGGCTACGCCTTCACGCTCCAGCAAGTCGTTGCGGAACTTCTGCGATGCGGCATAGATTCTGCCCGTGCCATCGTCTACTCGCTTGTATGAGCCTCCATCAGCTCGTACCCGTAAAAAGGGTGAGACTTGTACACCACCCCCGGGGTGCAACAATCAAGGCTCTTGCCTTCATCGCCCTGCATTTGGTTGCGCTTGGATGTTGCCCAGCGGAAGCCAGCATCACCGCCCCACAAGTCCCAAGCTACGCGCCCGGCACTAGGGAAACCATCCTCACCAGCGTTTAATCCTTCAGCCTGCTTATCAACTTCATGACGGGAAAAGAAAGAATACATCCGGAGAATCGTATCCTCGGATAACTGCTCACCGTTTACAATCTGGTTTTCACGAGCGAGTCCTACCCGCGTCCCTCCATCAAAGCCCTCAGCCTTCCAATCAAGCGCACGTTGTGCCGCTTCCTTCATGCCGGATGTCGGGCGATACTTCATGTCGAATGAGCGGATCTCAGCAATAGGCGCATCGGTAGTCTGTACCGGGATTGCCTGTGGGTGTAGTTGTCCCTCGTCCTGCGGCACGGCTTCAAGACCAGCAATGCGCTTTGCTTCCGCTCTATCGATAATCCCAGCCTTGTACAGTTTCTCCGCACGATCGGCTTCCGCTGAAAGGTCATCAGCCAAAGCCCGTACACCTTCAAGGTCATACTGTACAAAATCACCCTGCTGAGTCTCTGGGTACTCTGGCAGGAGGTCAGCGGTAATCGCATCAGCCAAGACACGCAGGAGAGGAACCATGCCGTCCTCCCACGCTGCCTGCTGTGCCCTCTCAAAGTTGTTGTAGGTGGAACGCTCAAGACCAGCACCAAGACCCAATACCATGGGGTTGAGTCCAAGGGCTGAACAGATACGCTCCTCAGGAACACGTCTCACGGAATCCAAAGCAAGCTCTGATGGCGTTAGGGATACCCTATCCATCTTGTATGCTCCGGTCATGACCACGATACCGCCTGAACCGTCCCCGCTCAGGTCTTCATGAAGTTGTCGCTTGACCTGCCGTGCATCGTCCATTGAGATGTCTACGGTCTGGTCTTTGGCATCAGGCCCTACTATGAGCGATGGCATCGCACCATTAGCCAGCAGTCCCCATGCGGTCGTTGATGCGGTGTTGTCTGTTGCAATCTCGCGCAAGACAGCGGTTACCGGGCTACGTCCAAGGCGGATGTCCGAAGGTTCCCTGCCGTACCGAATGTGGATGATGTCAGATACAGGGATGTCGAATGACCTACCATCCGTGGTGTAGACATAATGCGTTAGTGGGTTGATGCCGTTACCGACAGGGCGCACCATGTCTTGCGGAAGGAACTGCAAAGCTGTCACAACACCACGGGTAGTAGACCGTATCTTCCGCAGGTAGGTGTTGCCGAACAGTTTGTAGTCTTGAATCACCCAGCTCCAAAATAAAGAACCCATGACCATAGGATCAGGTTGCGCCATAAGAGCGATTACCGGATGGTCTTCTACTGGTTCCGCTTGCTGGCTGTCTACCGGGCGATAGTACTTGACTGTAGCCTGTGGGAAGTTCCTGATGTACCAGTCAATCGCGCTTGCCACGATACCGTTAAGCCCAAGGTCTCCCGCTACTCGTGCCCAGTCTTTGGTACTCCCTGGAAGCGCACGGCGCAGGAGCGTTTGCAGCTGACCGGAGCCATAGCCGGTTAGGTAGACATCACGGGACTGACTAAGCGGCAGTGGTAGTGCTTGTGTCGGGTTGGCTACAGCCTTGCCCCCCAAGAATCGGTCAAAGATACCCATGTGCCTAGTATCCCACAGGCAATAAAAAAGCCCCCTTGCGGGGGCCTGTCTGTTTAGTTGTAGTATCTACATCCTAGTGCGTTGACTTTATATGATTTACTTTCACTTTCAATCCATACAAACATTCCATCGATTTTGACTACGTAACCATGGACATGGAACCAGCCAACTTTTACCATTGCAAGCTGACCAAGCTTGGCTGGATTCTTAGGTGTTGGTGCAACGAACCCGGATGCTTTTGCTTTTGCACGGAGCGCAGCTAATCGTGCTTGCGCTTCTACTCTAGCTTGCTCATTGATCAGTTGTTCTTCTCTTGTAGTCATATCTCTCTATCTCCCTGCTTGATGTATATAATATACACTCTAAGTATATATACTGCAAGGATATAAGAGATATATTTTTAGACCGCACCCCATCCTTTGCGCTGTCCGATCACCTGCCAAGCGTATGCCATCGCGTCCACTACGTCATCATGCCTACCAACGGGGAAGGATAACAGTTCATCCTGCCAGTAAGGTGGCAGACCTTCAACGTGCACAACCTGCCCTTGCTCGTACCGGGCTTCCAGAGGCCCAAAGCGGGTTATCTTGTCACGGTCTGGACGAATGCCCCGGATAGGTAGTTTTGTACGCCTCATTAGCTCTTGCACAACAGCCGCCTGATACTGCACCTGCTCGATGCCAATCATAACCGGATGCCACTTATCAGACATCATCTCAATGAACCGCAACACGGAAGCAAAGTCAGCGCGGGTACGGTTTACATCCAGCACGTACAAGGTTCCATCTTCACCACGCGACAAAGCAACCACGGCTGTGTAGTCTGCTTCCGCCTTGGTCGAGATGGCAAGGTCAACACCAAGGTAGACAGGCAAGCCTTCAGGCGCATCCCCAAAGCGCAACCACTCCCGCTTGATTCTTGCTCCAGCAGCATCGACGAACTCGGCCAAGTACTCCTGTCGAAACGCAATCGATGGC